GGCGCGAGCCGAACAAATTTGGGTCCGCGATCCGGGAGTTCATCGGCGCCGACCCGCAGCCCCACATCATCGCGGATAGCCCGGTCGATATTGCTCGCTTCTGCCAAGCCATTTCGACGGGCGATGATGGCGGATGGGCAAGCACTGGCTATGAGCGCATGACGTTCACCGTCGAGAACGTCGATTGCTATCCGACTGACCTCCCCGGCGCTGTGCAGCATAACGCTTGGTGGGATGCCATGGCGCTGCGTCACAAGCTCGCATCTGACGCCCAATCTTCCAGCGCCCCGGCCCACTACGGGCAGGCCCCTACAGCACAGGTAATCGGGGATAGCCTGTGCGGAAAGGCTGAGAACAAGTGACCCAGGCGAAAGCAAGCGGTCTGTTCGCCGCGATGGCGAAGGCGTTCCCCGAGATCGAGGGCGCCGCGAAGGACTCCGCGAACGACGCGTTCAAGCGGAATGGGTTGGCGAGCAAATACGCCGACCTTTCCAATGTCGTACAGGCGATCAAGCCCGCGCTGGTCAAACATGGCTTGTTCTTCGTCCAAGTGACGCATGAGCAATCCGGCGGCGTCTGCATCGAAACACAGGTGCACCACGAAAGCGGTGAAAGCCTGTCCTTTGGCAAGCTGTTTGTCCCGGCAACCAAGCAGGATGCACAGGGCTACGGCTCAGCGCTGACCTACGCGCGTCGCTACAGCCTCATGACGGCATTCGGGGTGTGCCCGGAGGATGATGACGGCAACGCGGCCAGCAAGGCCCCTCCGGCACGCGAGGAAGCTCCTGACCGGATCAGCGACGAGCAGCTTGCGGTCTTGCAAACGCTCGCCAATCAGTCGGGCGCGGACCTCAAGGGCTTCTGCACCTACTACAAGATCCAGAGCCTGCCCGAGCTTCCGGCATCCAAGTACGCACATGCGAAGGCAATGCTGGAAAAGAAGCTGGCTGAAAAGCAGGCCCCAGCGATGAAGGAGGCCGCGTGATGGACCTCCAGCGCACAGAGGATTGGTTCGGCGAGCGGCTCGGCAAGGTTACCGCATCGCGTGTCGCGGACGTTCTGGCAAAGACCAAGAGCGGACCCTCGACCAGCCGCGCCAACTATGCCGCCGAGCTTGTTGCAGAGCGTCTGACCGGACGCAGAGCGGAAGGCTTCACGTCCGCTGCCATGCAGCGCGGGACCGATCTGGAGCCGCTTGCCCGCGAAGCCTATTCGTTCGTGTCGGGCAATGTGGTCGTGGAAACCGGCTTTGTGCCGCATCCGGTGATCGAGATGACCGGCGCGTCCCCTGATGGGCTGATCGGCGACGATGGCTTAGTCGAGATCAAATGCTGTGCCGCGGCCCGTCATATCGCGGTGCTGAAAGGAGATCCAGCAGAGGACCGCTACGTCAAGCAGATGCTTTGGCAGATGGCCTGCACAGGCCGCCAGTGGTGCGACCTCGCCTATTACAATCCAGACCTTCCGGTTGAACTTCAACTGAAGGTGATCCGGATCGACCGCGATGACGCGGCAATCGAAGCGATGGAAGCCGAAGTGACGGCCTTCTTGGCCGAGGTGGCCGCTGATGTCGCCTATCTCCAAAATCTGAAGGAAGCCGCATAGTCATGCAGACCATCACCATTTCTGGAAACATCGGCAAGGACGCCGAAACCCGCACCGCTGGCAATGACAACGTGTGCGCGTTCAACGTCGGCGTTCAGCAGGGCTGGGGCGATAAGAAGCAGACCAACTGGTTCCGCTGCAACCTGTGGGGCAAGCGTGGGGACAATCTCCAGCCATACCTGCTCAAGGGAACGAAGGTTGTCGTCCAGGGCGAGCTGACCATCGGCGAATACCAGGGCAAGGCTCAGTTCGACATCCGGGTCAACGAAGTCGAGATGATGAGCAAGGGGGATGGCTCGCGAGAGAGCAGCAGCCAGAGACGTGGCAGCGGCGGCGCGGCTAGTGACCTCACGCGCAGCTACCCTGCTGGCTCCTTTGACGACCTCTCGGATGAGGTCCCCTTCTAGGTATGGCTGAGATCTGGAAACCTGTGCCGAGCCTAGATGGCGTCATGGCAAGCAGTGAGGGGCGGCTTTTGCTTCCGCCTCGCCACGCTGCGCTTCCCAATGGAGGAGTGCGCCTTTACCGGACCAAGCCAGTGATCGGCGTCGTGGCCCGCGCTTCCAAGGACGCGCAGCACGAGTACCGGAACTACTGGTCGCGCCAATATGGCAACGTCAAGGTTCACCAAGCCGTCTGCGAAGCGTTTCATGGCCCGAAGCCATTCCCTACGGCTGTCGTCATTCACGTGGACGAAGACAGCCTGAACAACCGGCCCGAAAACCTGAAGTGGGGCACGCAGAAAGAGAATCTAAACGCACCGGGGGTGCGGGCCTACCAGAGCAAGAAAGCCAAGTCGCTCCATCGCGTGCGTGGGGCTGGAACACGCGGCGGCTTTGCTCGGCGGGAAGTTGCATAATGCTCGCCCGTCTCCCCGCCCGCATCGACAAGAAGTCGCACAAGCAGGACGCCGGCAAGCGATGCCCCGGCCACCGTGCGTGGGTTCGCGGGTTCGCCTGCTCGATTCCCGGCTGTGACGGCCGGCCTATCGAGTTCGCGCACTTCCGCGACGGTACGGGCGGCGGGATGAGCATGAAGCCTAGCGACCGTTGGGGATGGAGCGCGTGCGCGGACCACCACCGCGAGCAGCACCAGATCGGGGAGCGGGCTTTCCAGAAGAAATACGGGCTCGATCTGCGGGCGCTTTGCGAAACGTTCGCCAAGCAGAGCCCGCACTGGCCCAAGCTGCGGGAGATGGTGTGATGGCCGATGGCCAGACCGTAGTTCTTACCGGACAGCGCGCCCGCCAAGAGGCTATGCGGCTGATCGAGGTCGCCCCGGCTGGAGCGGTGGTCAACGTCCGCGCCGCCAAGCGGACGAACGACCAGAACGCGCTTCTCTGGGCGCTTCTCAGCGATGTGTCCCGCGCGAAGCCGGAAGGCCGGACTCACACACCGGAAGTCTGGAAGTGTTTGTTCATGCAGGCGTGCGGACATGCCGTGCAATTCGAGATGGGCTTGAACGGTCAGCCGTTCCCCACGGGTTTCAGATCCTCCGCGCTGACCAAGGCTCAGATGAGCGACTTGGTTGAGTGCATCCTGGAATACGGCGCTCGTCACGCTGTGCGCTGGAGCAATGAAAGGGAAGCGGCGTGATCGAGCCCCAAGATTACGAGCTGTTGACCCAGCCCGAACGCGCTGCCCTGCGTGGCGAATACGTCAGAGCGCAGGACAGCAAGTGCCACCATTGCGGCGGTCTTCTGGATCGTGAGCCGCCTGAGCATATTCGCGCCAAGCGGATCGACTGGCGTCGGTTCCCGCCCAACTTCACGCGGCACCCTGTCCACCTTCACCACTCACACAAGACCGGCATGACGATCGGAGCCGTGCACGCTCTCTGCAACGCCGTCCTCTGGCAGTACCACGGAGAATGAGCATGACCCCCGGCAAGCGCTGGAAGCCCGTTAGGGGCGAGACCCGCAGGGGCTCGATCGCGCAGCGACGACATAGCGGTCGGCCGCAAGGCCGATGCCCCAACTCCTATTCGCCAATCCCTTATCCCAATGAAGGGAGAATCTAAATGAGCGAGGATACCCCCTCAATCGCTGGGATAGTGGGGGGCGAGGTTTGGCGGCCGATCGCCGGGTTTGAAGGCGCTTACGAGGTCAGCAGCCTTGGGCGCATCAAATCACTTGCTCGAACGGTCACGACATCTGGCAAGGTGCGGCGCAGATGGATCGTGCCTGAGCGCATTCTTTCTCTCGGAAAGACGCGTAAAGGCTATCTGTCGATCAACCTAAACAAGAACGGCCGCGCATACCCGCGCGAGGTTCATCGTCTGGTTTGCGAGGCTTTCCACGGCCAATGCCCCGATGGGATGGAGGCAGCGCATGAGGATGGAAACCCGGCAAATGCTGCGGCGTCCAATCTCGCCTGGAAGACGCGCAAGGCCAACCATGCCGACAAGCTCGTCCACGGCACTCATCCGATCGGTGAGGATGTTTCGAACGCAAAACTGACAGCCGCACAGGCCGTCGAAATTTGCAGGCGCGCTCTTTCCGGCGAGGGCCGGCGGGCGGTCGGTCGCGAATTTTCGGTCACCGATCGCACCATCCGAAACATCGTAAACGGCTTGCGGTGGGAGCGCGAAACCGCCGCCGTCCGCACAGCATTGCAGGAGCAGTCGAAATGACGGGGCCGTACAATCCTCCGGCGTTTCCGCACGTGACGCAAAGCAAGCGCGCGGGGTCGGACACCATATACACGCACGTTAGTGAAGGCATGACGCTGCGTGATTGGTTCGCGGGTCAAGTGGCCGCGCAAGCCATCTCGCTATCCACCGACAATACTGGATGCTGGAATCCGCAATCCGCAGCCATGGCCGCTTACGAAATGGCCGACGCCATGCTTGCCGCAAGGTCCTCGAAATGAGCCGGGAGGAGCTTCTGGCGCTGGCGGCGAGGGTCGAACAGGCGACGGGGCCTTGCGCAGAATTGGACGCGCAGATCGGACGGTTCGCTGCGTCCGAGTTCCTGGGGTACGTCCCCGACGAGCCTCAACACGGCTGTCAGAAATTCACCGCCTCGCTCGACGCCGCGATGTCTCTGGTGCCGGAGGATTTATCTTGGGAGGTGCGTCGCTCAGGCGGGGGGGGCGGCGGCCAAGCAATCATTTGGGATTATCAGCGCCAGCCTGGATGTGTCGGAGGACGGCTAGGCGGAGGAGACATTCGTGTCCGCTCTGCCGCAACGCCAGCCTTAGCCCTCGTCTCCGCCTCCCTCCGCGCAAGGGCCGCTGAACAGGGGGAGGGGCTGTGATGGCTGACCTGCACGAAAAGGCGATCGGCCTTCGTCTCTGCCGGATGCTCAAGGGCGACCGGCTCAGCATGTGCGAAAATGTCGTGTTCACGAACGGCAGGCCGGCAGTCGAGACGATCCTGAACCGCGCACGTCTTTCCGGCCGCGTCGAGATCGAAGGCGACCTGAAGGACCATTGGGCCGACGTGCTGATCGACAGTGACGGTACCTGGGATCAGAGCGTGGCGCTCGATGCCGGTTCGTATCGCGCCCTCAAGAACCACTGGATGCGCTGCAAAGTCGTCTCCACCGACGGGGAACCAGCATGACCCAACCCAATAAGCCTTTGGTGAGCCAGCGGGCGAGGGAGGCGGCGGCTGATTTGATGGAAGCCGCGCTAATGCTTCCGGCGCGCATATTGACCGACATGCGCAATGGGGATGAGGACGAACACGAAGCGGTTGAAGCCTTCGCCCGCTTCGAAGCCGAAACCCTAGCCTCTCTATCCAGTGAGGGGGAGGCGCAAGAACGCGCCGCACAAGCCGAACGCGCTTTTGCAGAAGCAGATCCCAGCAACGCAATCGCCATTGAGGGAGTATTGGCGCTGCACAGCTACGACACGGCACTTGATCGGTCGCGCGCGCACGAGGCGCTGCGGATCATGTTGCAGCGCTTCTCCACCCCGGAAAGCTCGGCTTGCCCGGAGTGTGGTGGCAGCATGTTCGGCCCGCACATTCTGGACAGTAAGGGCGCGCCCGTGTGCGAAGCTGGCAAATCAGCCCTCGCCTCCACCCCCAGCCAGTCCGACGTGATCGAGAAATGCGGGGAGGCCGAGCCCGAATTGATCGAGCGGCTGTTGGACGCGCAACAGGACATCAACCTCGCCGCCAACGCGCATATGGATCAGTCGCTCGCGGACGCATCGGCGCTTATTGATGAAATCGAGCCCATCCTACGCGCCGCCCTCGCCTCCAAGGAAGGCCAGCTATGAGCGGGTGGCCGGAAAACCTATACCGAGGCATCCCGATTGACCGGGACAACGGTGGCCGGAAATTCGCCCCAGGATGCGGGATCGCCTGCCCGCATCGCGATTGGGTCAACGGCACGTGCGACCTGCATGGACCGAGCCAGACCGACCTAATTGCCGAACGAGCGATTGCAGGATTTCTCCGCGATCTGGCGCGGATCACCGGCACCAAAATCAGGGACAACCGCGATGAAAAGTGAGGCGCAAAAGCTTCTCGACGCCGAGGTCGCCAAGGTCACCGAGGAAGAGGCCGCGCATCCCGACTACACGATGGTCAGCGAACAGGCAGCCCTCCGCGCTGTGGCCGCCGCCCTCTCCAAAGCCAAGGAAGGCCAGCACCATGGATAAGGTTGAACGGGCGCGGGAGTTGCTGGCGG